TCGGAAGGAATGGGACTTCACACTGGCCTGCAAATCGACGGAAGTATCGTTACCGATATTCCGAAGGCATGCAAAGGCAGCGGCGACATCGTCTTTCGAGATGTCATCAATGACCTTAACAGGCTGGTAGTGCACTACGCGACGCACAAGGCGCTGCAAATGCGGGTCCCAACCGTCGTAATCATTGTAGACGGCACTGAAGAAGGTGATGCCCGAAGTCTCGTATTGAGACCGAGGGATTCGCCTCCGCAGTCCGTCCTCTACCCAGTCACGAAGCAGCTGTGCGGTGCACCAGAGTCCCTTTCGATAGAGATCGTCAGAGACCTTGGCGCAATGCATAACTGACTTCGGCTGCCAGTGGTCGTCAGCATCAGGGATAACTTCCTTGATTTGGATTGGTCGCACATCGTGACCATTCCAGAAGTCACCGCCGCAAGATTCGCGAAAGTGTGATTTCACGAAGGACTTACGCTGATTAATCTTCAGCCCATAGGCCTCCAATTTGTTGACGACGGCTCCGTGCCACGCCACGGGGATGATAATATCATCCCCGAAAACGTCTATCTGAAGACTAAAACGAATTATAGTCTCCGGATTAGGCGTAAGGCCCAAATGTTCGTGCACGGCTGCTTGAATCAAGCAGTAGAACACAAATGCCTCAACGGGAAAGCATGTAGCTGACCCCATCGAAGCGAACTTCCGCAAGAGTACGGAAGTCCCATCTGGCAGAACAGCATGTAGACTTCTTGAGTCCTCAAGATATTCGAGGATTTCCGTGTTTTGGAAAACACGCTGGACAAGAGCCAAGGACACAAGGTCCGAAGCATCTTTTAAGTCCAATGTGGCTCTAGAACGATCTACAGAGGCTTTTCTGGCGGCTTCGCGGTTGAACTCTTGGTCCTTAAATCTTAAGGATTGCATAGTGAGAGCAGAGGTCTCCATTCTGGAAACCATAAATCTCATTAGTCCCTGTTGCATATATTGCATATGGGACGGTTCAACAGCGATAACCCGAGGAGTCTTGAGGGTTTTCGGAACAAAGACCACCTTAACAGGCGGCTCTTCCTTAATCCCTAAGGACTTCACGTTCCCAATGTTAGCCACCCAACCCCAATTAGGGATAACGTGGTCAGCGGAAGGGAATGTGAGTTCGCTACGATCCGGCCAGAGTCGTACGCGCTTACGCGCGTTGGCAGATAGTTTATCTGCAGTAACTCCTGGTCCGTGACGACATTCGAGTTCTTCAGGGGTAATCCCAAGGAACACCCTCGTTATGAGGAAAGATGTCCGATCAAGATAATGATCCTTGTTCGTTCGAACGAAATGTTCGATGTCATGTAGCGATTCCTCGTTTGCGGTATAATTCCTGATAGCCTTGACTTTCCTCCTAGGAGTACAGTCAAGTTTAAGTTTCTTCAGGAATGCGCAGATCTGACGGATGCAATAAATCGCATCTGGATCAGGATCGGGCCGCAAAGCACCATCGTCTTCGAACACTAGGTTCGAGAAACCCGAAAGGAATTTCGGGAGCCTCCGACCGCGTTGTTTCCTAAAGGAAAGGAACTCACGGTCGCCTACCGCGCCTTCTTCTAGGCAAGCCTCAAAACTTGCCGCGAAGTCGGGCAGAGTTATCGTTAAAAACGATAACCCTTCGTGTTCGACACGCGACGTCACAGTAGCGACGTCACGCGATGCGCACAGCGAGTGTTGCCTTGCTAACTCAGTTAGCAAGGATACGAGGAGTGTGGTCAGCCTGTTCATACTCAACTCCGTTTATTGCGGGGAAGAGAACTGCTCATGCTGATCCATTGTCTGATGTAGGCAGACGAGGGTCCATTACCCTCCGAACTTCTGCCTATTCTCATCTGCGAGCTGTTCTGCCTTCCGAAGAACGGCAGGAACAACAATCTCGAAGGTCGCCCAAAGGACGACCTTGAGAAGGGCAGGGCTAATATTCACCGGCGAGAAGGCGCAGCACTGCTGCGTTATCCGTCGGCTTGGCCCCACCAAGGTAAGTGGTCAAAGCCACCACCATGTTGTTCAGCTCCAGGTCCCCGAAACCAGCGCGGGGCTCGTCAATGACGAGATACACGCTGGCGCCTTGCTCGGTCGTAACGGCCGACAAGGGGTCTGTGAACAGAGCGGAGCGCGAGATGCGAATCTCACGCCGAAAGCGCCGAGTAGATTTGTTCTGCTTGATGGTCACCGTCTGCGGATGATTAACATCCGCATAAGTGAACTCACCAACGCCGTCACCGAAATCGGTGCGGACGTGCGGCACTTTGTCCTGGTCGACATAACCGGGAAACTGCAACGGATCGGGAAACATGAGAACTCCACTTTTTTACGAGGTACACGCACATCGTTTGTGCAGCAACGAATCTAGTCGCTCGCGTAGCGACTACCAAAAAGTTGGTGAGCGAGATCGGCTTACGCCGATAGCGCCTAGAATCGCAGCTTGAGTGCCAGTAAGATCTAGTGGATCATCCGACACTGTTGGTCCGAAGATTCCTGCTCCGATACGGGCTTTATGTTCCCGTGTAATCGTGCAGGAAGAGCTGATGGGTGTGATGGCATCCCAATTGTTTGCGGAATAAAACAATCCGCGGGAATGCCTCACAGACTCCGCCTTGATGTGGCACATTGTGTAGCAGTAGTTAGCTGCCAAACGTTCTTCAACGTTTGATGACATGGCCCCGATGACGTTCCCTACATTAGAGAACCAATCGATAAGCCATGTCCAAGGAATAGCCTTGTACACTCTGTAGGGGGTTGGATTAGCACCGTACATACGGGCTAACATCCAGGACCTCCATTTCCAATCAAGTCGATTAGCGGAGCCGGGGAGCCAATACTTGAAAGCTCCTTTAAGCCAGACGTCCTCTGTATACGTATACGTATCAAAGAACTCTGGTTGTGACGCGTACATTTGCGTCACAAAGGTAGGAGAAAAAGCACCGTAGGACTGATAAACAGACCCTACATTGGTGAAAGTGTTCGTTTTAAGGCGAGCACTCCTCCTAACCTCTTTACCCTCATCACGGATCACTTGTTCCAGCGAATTCTTCAGCGCGAGATGAGCGACATAAAAGTCTCTCACATCGCGTAAGAGGGGTTTCCAACCAAACTGTTCCGCTAGGAACAGCTTACCAGCGGTGGGTACAAACCCATCGATGATAGGACGGAATCTATCCCGGAGCATTCCGGGTAAGTCCTTAAGCTCATAAAAGGCGTTAAGGCCCTCGAAGTTAGGCTGGGCAGGACGGGCTTTATTCCACAAGCCAGGGGCTTGATAGTTGGCATGGTCTCTTGCGCTAGCAATGCTAGGCGTAGGGGGACTACTAGCCAAAACGCGACCACTAAAGGCTAAACCTTTCGTGGGGGGCCCTCCTGCAGGGCGATAAATGGAAGTTGACCCTGAGACATGTTTCATGGTAGTCCGATATACATCGAGATTACCACCATTGTCCAGGCCGGGGTCCTTATAGAAGCGCCAACCGTGGTTTTCGTCGAAGCATTCCGATCTCTCGGACTCTAAGACGCCGTATAAACGGCCATCGATTGGTGACGTCTCACTCCACCAGGAATGATACGTGCCGAGCTCCACTACTGGGGCTGTAGCCTTCTCCCGATGTCTATACTGCCAAATCGCCATAACATTCCTCGAACAGTAACGTTATAAAACGCTCGCTTGCGCGCACGCCGGGGG